CAAGGTTCTAGCGTTCGCCGCTGCGTTGCAAAGTTTTGGGGGCGTGCTGGAGGGCGTTGGGCCGCAGCTCGAGGCGTTGGACCCGGCATCCATCATTGCGTTTGTCGACGCTCTCGGTGGTGCGCAGAACGTTGCGCAGTCGTTCGCGTTTCTCGCGCAGAACTTCCTGACCGATGCAGAACGGTTCAACCTTGCGACCGAAAGTTTCAATGCATCGTTTGAAGCGATTGGCCTAACCATCGAGGATTTGGCGAACGCCGGCTTGACGGGGCTGCCGCAGACGCATGAAGAATTCATGCGGCTATTGACTAGCTTCGACTTGACCACGGAAGCGGGACGTGAACTCTATACGTCCGTGCTCGGATTGTCGCAGGCGTTCGTTGTGATCAACGGTACGGCGCAGTCTGCGCAGGAGGCGATGGAGGCGCTAGACGCTGAATTGGCAGGCGGGCTTGACTTCATCGACGAGAATTTCCGTACGCAGGCTGATCGCGCTGCGCGTGCGACTGCTGATCTAGCGGAAGCGTTCGCCGACATAGGGCTTGCGGTGCCCGACTCGCATGAGGCATTCCTGAAGATGCTCGACGGCATCGACCGTACAACCGATGCGGGGCGTACGCTGTATGCCGCGCTGGTCAAGCTGGCGCCCGCGTTCGTCGATGTCAACGGGGCCGTGAAGGATCTGGTTAAGGAACTGGCGAATGTGAACGTGGTTGACCTCGGAAGCATCGGTAAGCAAGTGCGTTCCGAGTTTTCGCGGATCATGGACGGCATCACGTCACTCGTCGGTCAGATGGGCGGCGACATGGGCGACAAGCTCTCGCAGCAGATGCGCCTGATCGCTGTCGAGATCGAACGCGTGACCGCAGGTCTGGGCAACGTGACGCCCGGCAGTGCAGAGTATCAAGCACTGCTGGAGCTTATCGACAAGCTGCGGAATGCGAACGGCTCTGCGGCGGAGCAACTCGCACGCTTCACGATCCTCACAGCACAGTACGACGCGGAACGCGCTGCTGCGCTTGTGGATCTGGGCAACTGGTACGCAGAGCAGCAGGCGCTGTATGCTGGGAACGCCGAGGCGCTAGCCGCGCTTGAGAAGATCATGACCGCCAAGTGGGTCGAGATCGTCAATGGCGTCGGGGGCGGTGTCACAGGGACGATCAACGAACTGGAGCGCCTGCGTCAGGGCATTGCGGACTGGCTCAAAGGACTGACCGTCGGCGAGCTGTCGCCGCTGAAGCCGATGGACCGGCTGAAGGAAGCGGAGAAGCAGTTCCTCAGCATGTTCGATAAGGCGAAGACGGGGGACAAGGACGCGCTCGGCAGCATCACGAAATTCGCGGAGCAATATCTGCGCATTGCACGCGACCTGTTCAAGTCGTCGGACCAGTACACCGACATCTTCAACCTCATCACGACGATGCTCGCGCAACTCGCCGGGACGTCGCCGACCGGGCTACCGTATCCGCCCGACGGGCCGCCCGTGGTTCCCGCCGCGGCGGATCTCAGTCCCGGCGGTGTCCTTGCGGCGGCGATGCCTGCGAACGGCCGGCCCATCGCATCCACGGACGACATTCAGTGGCTTGCTGAAGTGATACGCGAGACGATGGCTACGACCATCGGCGCGCTCGCGGACGCGAATACGGCTGACTCGGACCTCGTCGTCGAAGAACTGACGGCGACACGGCGCACGCTTGACAACAGGCGCGAGGTTCGCAAGTGATAACAGACGCGCAATTTATCGCGTGGCTGTCGCAAGAACACGCCGATCGTGTCATCCTGTATGAGCAGGATTACATTTATGAGTCGTCCGCAGGCGAGCCCGCAGAGGGTACGCTGTACCTGTCCGACAAGCCGTACGTCCCCGTCGGCTCGCAGCCATACGTTGATTGCATCTCGGCGGTGCCCGAGTTCGAACGCAGCTTGGGCGGCAATAGACTCAGCACCTACTCGTCGTCGATCGGCGCGGTCGAGATTATCAACACCGACGGGGAACTCGACTTCCTGCTCGACCTTGCGCTCGACGGTAGCGAGGCGCGGTTCTACTTTGGCGATGCTTCGTGGGAGCGCTCCGACTTCCGGCTGATCTTCACCGTCCGCGGGATGCGCGTATCGCGCGCGCCGTTCACGCGGCTGACGATCGACCTCAAGGATTCGACCTCACTGCTGAATCAAAGCGTCGGTGGGACACAACAAGTGGGTGGGTCGGGGCCGTACGCCAACAACGCGCGCCCGTTGAATGTTGGCTTCATTCACAACTTGACCCCGCTCGTTCTCGATTCGATCAACCTCGTCTATGTGCACTCGGATTCTATCTATGCGGAGGCTGTCGAAGTCCGCGACGATGGCGTTCCGGTCACGTTTCTTGATGGTGGGGACGGGACGCTTGAGCTTGACGCAGCGCCGGCCGGGCTCATCACCTGCGACGTGTACTCGGTGACGGGTGTCAATCAGGACAAACTCAGCGACGCGATGTCGCGCCTCGTTGGGGCGCGCGGAGGGTTCGCAGCCGCGGGGCTTTACTACGGTCCGCATGCTACGTTCGTCGAGGATGATGACGACGACTACCCGATTGGCATGTCGATTCAGGACGCGCGCAACATCATCGACGTGTTGGACGAGCTAACGGATAGCGGCAATTGCTTCACGGCGATTCGCCGCGACGGTCAATTCACCTTCGGTCGGCTGCGTCCGTACGACATCGAAGGGCTGGGCGATAGTGCTGGGCTGGAGCCGGTCGACATTGTCGAGGACGACATCGTTCCACAGACCGCATTCGACGTGCAGCACCTGACGCCGGAGTACTACCAATATCAAGCCTACGCGCACAAGAACTGGACGGTGCAGAGCACGCTGTCCGACGTTCTGAATCCAGACGAGAAGGCGGTGTATTCCCGTAAAGGACAGTACGCGCTGCAATCGCTGGTCGGCGGGACGACTTACGCGCTCGCGCCGGAGCTGTATCACAAGACGCTATCGACCTCGCCGCCGATCGAGACGCTGCTGTCGTGGGAGGAAGGATCATCAATCGTCCATCTCACGCAGTGGATGGAGACGCGGCGAGCGATGTTCTTGCCGTGGCTTGAGATCGTCACGGTGACGGTGCCGCTCGGCGCTAACCCTGACGCGCCGTCGATGTTCTATGCACTGGAGCTAGGTGACGTCGTGCGCGTGACGGTGTCACGGTTCGGCTACGACGCGGGCGTGTTGTTCCAGGTCATCGCTGTGGGCATCGGTCTGTCGAAGGCGCGGACGATGCTGCGACTTGTGCGCAAGCGTGGTGTATCAGCGCCGCCGATCGGATGGGAGTCGGGCGAGCAGTACATCATCCAGACGCCGCTAGCGTGGCGACCGGGGACGCCTAGCGTTGAAATCGGTCCGCCGGTAGTTGTCATTCTGCCGCCGCCACCGGTCGGGCCGACTCTTCAAGAATATTTCTTCGACTACTACGGCGGCGTGTTCGGCGGCAATGCTGTTTCTTTGATTCCGGAGTTTTACGACGCCGACACTAATTCTCCTCTTTGGTATGAGGAGGTTGTGGATCAGTCGATCACCATCTACGGGGACGAGGCGGCTGGTTTCGTGGCTAACGTTTACATCCCGTTTACCACTGGCAACTTCTCTATAGGTGCCCTGCATTTTCCGGCTAGCGTCACCTTTGGTTCGGACGATGTTATGCCGGAGATTTACTTTTCAGACAATTCGCAACAGGCCCTTCCTGTGATTAGTTCTGGTGCGGCTATTGATTACACCGCCAACCCCTACGAGGTGACCGGGATCGTTGTCGCAGTGCCGGGCACTATTCCAGAGTTTGTTCTTTCATCTATAGGCGTTCAGGGATGGTTCAACTACGACACTTACAATGGTGCGAACCTAACTTACTTCGCCGCTACGTTTGTGACGGGCGACAGACAGTTGGGATCGACGGGTACTGTTGGAGTGACCTATGGGCACCTGTTGATAACTGTTGTGAATCAATCCGGCAGCACGATCACGGACATCGATGCTGACGGTATCGGTACAAGCATCACAATCGGGCTACCAACGACCGCCGTCGACCCAGACGACGTGCAAGACAGTGAGCTAGACATCTCGTTCGTGGGTGGCTCTCCGTCATGCGCAGTGCACAACGCAGGAAGCATCACTCTTACCGTAAGCGGAAGTCGTCACTCGCTTAGTTTCAAGGTCGAGGATGCATCAATAACTGATGGCCAGACCGTGCGGTTTGTATTCCCGATAGTGGCGCAAATTGGTGAGCCTACTGGCTACGGCACGCCAGCATCTGATCCGAACACAACGTTTGTAAATACGCTGCCAGTCATAACGGGCGATGATAGTGTCGTTACTACACCATCGACCACGGTGAAATTTTTCAACGACATGAGCACGTCGTTGCAGTTTGAGCCGGAGTAATTAATGCCCACTGGTTATCAAAGTAGGCTGAGTGATACCTACTGGACAAGCCCGACACTGACGTGGGGCGGCGGCATGTGGTCTGGGCCAGGATCAGAATTCACGCTTGAGCCCACCGCTGCGATGGACATGAATTTTATCGAGCTGCGAATGGTGTTGAAATTTTTTGGTTTTGCAGGAGTTGGGGTCAAATTGGTACAGCGGTACATTGGCGCAGTACTCCAAGACGTCTACGTTCTTTCCGGGCAGCAGGATCAAAGGGTATGTCTGCGCCTCCACGCATTTAGCAGCACAGATATCAATCTCGTCTTCAATATGAGCGTGGACATCGAGATTTACGAAATCGACGTTGGATATATAGGGATGCACGTCTAAATGGCCGCCTCCTTTCGCATCATCCCGCGCAACTTCCACCACGAGGCGACGCTCTCGACTGAGTTCGCCGCTGCCGACGGTTGCTCGATCGTCAATACTCAGAACCGCAAACGCTCGCGCGTGTGGCGGTCGGATACGACCACGGCGGCCGACGCATCGGATAATCAGTACATCGCCGGGACGTTCGACGACGGCGACCCGCGCGAGCCGGACTATTTCGCCTTCTTCCGTCACCGCTGCCATGGCGGGCAGGTTCGCTTGCAGCTTTACTCCGACGCGGGCTGGACGAGTCAGGTCTGGGACTCGACGCCGGTGGACGTTATACGCGCTGTCGGTGCTGATGGCGCTGACTTCGGTATCGATCCGTACTTTGTCGGCGCCTTTGATCCGCACATCATCGACTCGCCGTTCTATCTGCGCTTCGATCCGGTCTCCTGCCTATCGTACAAAGTGACGTTCAGCGGCAACGTTGCCACGTTCGGCGCAGCCTACTGGGAGGTCTGCACGTTCATGCTCGGGCGGTCGTTTGCTCCAGCCCGCCAGCCGGTGAGTTTCGACCTCGGCGTCATCGACCTGACGGAGGTCGATCGTTCGCGCGGCGGCTCGCTCTACAGCAACATCGGAGCGCAGGCGCGGACGCTGCGACTCTTGCTGGAGTCGGTCAACGAAGACGAGCGCGCCGCATGGCTCGACATCGTCCGGCAGTGCGGCCTCGGTCGCGACCTAGCGTTGACGCTGTACGACGGTGAAGCGACGCGCAGGGAACGCGACCACGTCATGTACGGCACCTTCTCCGCGCTCGATGCGATCGGGCGGTCCGTGACCCGCTGGAACCTGTTGACGAAGTCATTGCAATTTCAGGAGGCGTGATGGCATCACCGAATATCAATATCGAAGGATTGATCGTACTCATTGATACGTTGACTTATGAGGCGACCAATGCGGTGACCACCGTCACAGATTCAACGGTCGCCGCGGATCATGCCCGCAAGATCGATGCAATCTATG